GGATGGAACGAAGATTATCATTGGTTTAAATATGATGAGTTATTTGAAACACCATTCGAAGAAAACTTTAATGATATTTACGAAGGTTACTGGATGTTTTATATACAGTTTTATGCAGATTATAATGGAGATGGTAACTATCACGGATATGAAGATAGTGAAGGAAATTTCACAGATGAATGGGTTGGTTATTCTTCAAATTGGGCCGAAGGTGATTTAGCAGATTGGGCTTGGGTATTGGAGGAATATGAAGGCTAAAGATATGATGGTATTGACTGATATGCTTAATACGATTCTATCCGAAGTAGATGATTTAAAAGCAATGATTAAAGAAGTGGTTAATGACGAATTCAGAGATAACTACGCAGGTGAGGAGGAATGATTGAATGGATAGATATACTAACAATGTTGGGAATAGTAATGGCGTCTTTAGCAATTATAGCAGCTTTAGCGGTAATTTACAATTTTACCCGAAAAGCATTAATATTAGCAAAACCAATAGTAAAGAAGAAAGAACAGAAAAAGGAAAAGAAAATAAAAAAAATAAGGAGGACTGAAGATATGAGTAAAGAGAAAGGCGAAGGAGTAACATTTAACGACGTATTTATGTTTATGATTGCTGTACCTTTAGTGCTACTCTGGGTTGGGTTTGCAGGATTCGTTATACACAGCGGACTTAATGACGCAGCAGTTCTAGAACAAATAGAAGGATACACAACTTTGATAGCTATATTAGGTGGGCCAGCCCTCCTGATTATTAAAGATGCTCTAGATGTTTGGAAACAAGAACAAGCAGAGAAAACAGCATTCTATAAAGTTAAAGCTCAAGCTGTTATTGACTATAATGATAGTATGCAGAAACAAGCACAAGCTATAGAAACTAAAGCACAAGAGCAAGAACATAAGATGCAAAGTAAGAAGTGACCGAAACATTTATATGTTAAGATGTCGTAATTATGGTAGGTGACTAAAATGGTCAAATGTGAATATTCAAGTTGTGGGGCAGATGTCCCTGAAGATAGTTTTACAAGAGCAAGGCACTGGCCTTGCTGCGGTAAAGAACTTAATTCGTACAAACCTGTACTGGCAGAAAAACCTGCTCCAGTAGCAGAGAAGAAGGTTGAAGAAAAACCTAAAGAAAAAGCTCCAGCTAAAAAGAAAGCTGCATCAAAAAAGAAGGCTAAAAAATGAATGATACTGAATTATTAGAATTGAAAGACCAAGTAGCAGGATTACACCAAGTTATAGAAGTATTAGAAACGTTACTACACGATTGTTGTTGTGACAAAAAAGAGGAGTAATATGCCTTACGGTAAAGGGACATACGGTAAAAAGGTCGGAAGACCTAAAAAGAAGAAAACTAAGAAAAGGAAAAAATAATGGCAAAGAAAGTTAGTTGGATGTATGGTGGGAAAAGGTACTACGGTACTTTGATTAGAGAAACTAAGACACATAAATATGCCCGAACTCATAATGGAAAGACTAAGAAAATTAAGAAGGGGAAATAATAATGGCACCTAAAAAGAAAAAAGACGCTAAGTTAACAAGAGCAGGCGTTTCAGGTTATAATAAACCTAAAAGAACTCCGAATCACCCTAAAAAATCACACGTGGTTGTTGCCAAGGTAGGCGATAAAACAAAACTGATTAGATTTGGTCAACAAGGAGTAACTACAGCCGGTAAGAAAACTGATAAGAAATCTAAAGCTAGAAGAAAGTCTTTCAAAGCTAGACACGCAAAGAATATTAAAAAAGGAAAGATGTCAGCTGCATATTGGGCTAACAAAGTAAAGTGGTAGGATGGAAGATAAGGTTACGGAATACGAAACTCGTTTAAGAGAACGAGTAGGAGAAGGAGAATATGAACGTCATAAAGAACTTGTCACTTTACTATCACGTAATCTTGCAATTGAAGACGTGCTTTGGGAAGAAGTTTCTATACATATTCGGGACATTAACTTACGAACAGAGCTATTGCGACAAAGAAACGCTATTGTCAAGGATATTCATACTGAGTTCCGCGCTCTTAATATTGAAATACCTACTTTGGTAGAACAAAAAACAGAAAACTTTATGAACTTTTTAGGAGATTTAGAAGATGACACAAGTGAAAAATCAGAAGGAAATGAAAGCAGCCCTGATGGGTCAGAATAAATTCGATTCTTTAAATCTAGAACGTTTTTTCGAAGAAATGCGTAAAGATAAAAAGAAAATGGAAAAACTTGTACGTGCTTTTTGTGAAACTTACCTTTTAGATGCAAAACAAAGACCTTTACGTATAAGACCTTTACAAATGAAGATTATTGTTACTTCTTTAACGTATCCAGAAGGTAATGCAGACCGACAACGTAAACTTGCTATTCTTGCACCTAGAGGAAGTGGTAAATCTTGGGCTTTGTCTGTTTCTATAGTAATTTATATGTTCTTTAAAAGATTTAGAGACCTTGTTTTTGTTTTAGCACCCACAGAAGACCAAGCTGCCTTAATTTTCAATTATGTATATCGTCATTTTAAAGATAATACATTTTTAGATTCTTTAGTAGATAATTATAAATTACATAATAAACCCCACATTAAAATGAATGGCGGTACAATTTTGCGTCGGGCGCCTGTCGCGCCCTCCAATCAGGGTCAATCTATTCGCGGACAGCACCCAACATTTTTAATAGTCGACGAGTCACCTTTAATATCAGATGAGTTGTTCATCGACAATGTAGAGCCAGCGATAGTCGCAAACAAAGCACCTTTTGTCAACCTTGGGACTCCTAAAAGTAAAGAGAACCATATGCACAGATATCTGTATGATGAAAGTTACGAAGATACATTCACACGTTTGCACTTTACTTGGAGAGACGCGATAATCAAAGGGGAAGCGTATAGCCCACCTTATGATGAGCAAGAGATGTTAAATAAAATGTTAGAATGGGGAGAGGACTCCCTGCACTGGAAAACAGAATACGAATGTGAATTTGTGGAAAGCATATCGAATGTATTTGTACCAAAGAATATACGAGCGTGTTTTGATGACTACGAACTACTTACCCCCGAATCAATTGAGCAAGGTGGAGAAACAGGTACTAACAATACTGTCGCTGTTGACATTGGGAAATCTGTTAATAGCACTGTTATTAGTGTATGGAGGACTGAAAAAGGACCTGACAACAATCTTGCGCGATTATTATATCTGGAAGAAATCGGACCTAAGTCAGGCGGACACGATATCCCTTATCAGCGAGAGCGTATTATGGCTGTCGCTGTTGCTTTTAATGCGGCACGCGTTATTATCGATGCTACTGGTATTGGAGGTGCTATCGAACAAGAAATAAGAATGGCGTGTATTCCATTAAGTATGCACTTCATTCCTTTCGTATTTACTGGAGGCAGTAAAGGTAGTAAAACTTATGCTTACAGGGATTTTGTATCTTTTGTTCAACAGGGTCTTGTCAAAGTACCTGACGTCGAAAGACAAGAAGGAGTAGCCAAAAAATTAATGTGGAAATGGTATAGAGAACATATTGATTTAGAATATGTTATGGATATTACACAAAAAACTGAAAAGATATCCGCTCCATCAAATAAACACGATGATTATTGTGATAGCAGTGTTTTAGGAATTCACGCTACACTTTCTATGCTTCCAGCTAGCTCAGCATTATCAACCGTTTCTGTTAAAAAAAGGGGTACAAGACAAACCTCAGGAAAGTACGGCGGAGGGGGTTTAACTACCACCGGAAGGCGTCGAATGGGTGTAAATAAACGGTTTATACGTAATTTATAAGCAAAACTATTTATATCAGCAAAAAGATATATAAAATGATAGCAATGGGTTTAGCCGACAGAATACGTCGCGTTTTTGCTACGACCGGTTCGAATATCAACACTCCTAAAGACGAACCTCGTAGTTACGGTGCGGGTATAATAAGAAGACTGAAACTTACCAACAATTATGGTAATAGAAATTATGAACAACATATAGGTGATAACAGAACTTATATGAATGTTTATCTTTCAGACCCCATTGTGCGTTCTTTAATTGACCTTCCTTGTTTATACGCAGTCAAGGACGGTTTTGACATTGTTACAGAAGATGAAAAACTAAGAGACGAAATAACGAAGACATTTGTAGATATTAATATTGATACTACAATATATGGTTGGCTACGTAACGCTCGAATCTTCGGTTCAGGATATTTAGAATGGACTGGAGACAACCTAGTCCTTCGTTCTTCTCAAAATATGTTCGTTAAAAGAAACGAACACGGACAATTGATGTATTATTACCAAAGTATTGGGGATGATAAAGAAGATGTTAGATTTGAACCTGATGAAATTGTAGAATTACAAAATAATCCATTCGATGATTATGCTTATGGACTTTCAGACATACATACTATTTTATACTTAGTAGACCTAAAAGATTATGCAGAGCGGGACATTGGAGCCGCTTTAAACAAATATGCGGTATCACGTTTCGACATTTCCTGCGGGTTGCCTGATATGCCCTATGGTCCTGATAAGATTAATGAAATTGTTGATGCTTTTAATGCGTTAGAACCCGGTGAAGATATAATTCACGGTAATGATATACAAATAAAAGAAATAGAAGGCTCTGATAGAGCTTTCGAATATGGTAAGTATACTGATGATATACTTGATAAAATACACATAGCCCTTAAGGTACCAAGAACAATGTGGACTGCTCCAGAGCAAGCCCGCCCGATTTTTGAACCTTACGTTAAATATTTACAAAGGGCTGTTGAATCTGCTATTAATTCCCAGCTAATGCCTCAATATGGCGATGATGTCAAATTTGTTTTCCGTCATATGAATGTTGACGATGCATTTACAAAAGCAAAAACAGATATGATTTATCTATCCGAGGGCGTCTTGGCACCCGGTGAAGTAAGGTCTGAGAGAGGTTTAGACGCTGAAGGAATTGTAGAACAACAACCTACAGAAGGTGAAGTAAATATTTCTGGTGGAAAAAACCAAGATAAAAAGGAAGAGTCTAAAAGAACAGAACAAAGACTATCCAAAAACCAGAAAGGTAAACGCACCGACAAAGAAGAGGTTGTGGAGGTAGTAACGTGAGTGCTTTAGAAAAATGTGTATTAGAGTTAAGTCCCCGACTCAAGAAGAAAGGGGTAGAAGGCTCTGAGTCTATGGCTCAGAATATGTGCTCAATGTGGGCATCAGAAAATGGTCAGGAAAAAGAATTCAGTGATTCTGTAGCAGAAGAAACTCAAAGAAAGTTTGCTATGAATTTTGAATTCAATAAGGAAGCTATAACAGTATCTAAAAAGGAGAAAGAAGATATGTGGGAGTTTCCAATCCGTGCTTTAACTTCAGGTCGTCACGATTATGAAGTTGACGGAGATGACCAAACAGTCTTTATAGAACCTAATATACTAAAGCAAAGCTTAGAATCATTTAATGAACTACCAATATATTACACTCATCAAAGGACTCCCGAGGATTTACTCGGGAAAGCTATCAATCCTGAGATTGAAGAGATGGAAGATGGAAAGATTGCAATCTCAATGTTAGCTCAAATTTTTGAGCCTACAGCGAGAATGAAAGAAGTGATACAGAAAGTGGAAGAGGGGGATATTACTAACGTTAGCGTTGATTGGTTTTCCAAAGACGTTGATGTTATGGGCGATTCGTACGCGACAAATATCCGACCCGTTGAGGTTTCGTTTATAGACAATGAAATAGCAACGCCCGTCTGTGGGGAATGTACGATTGACACGGAATGTGGCACACATACATCTGAAAAGGAATTTGCAACCAAGGAGGACTGCGGTTGCGGAGGACACGAAGAAGAAGTATGCCAATGCACCCACGACGGTGAAGACAAAGAGGTCGATACTATGAGTGAGGAAGTTGTAAAAACAGAATCTGAAAAGATAACAGAGAGAGAGTTTGCTTCAGTTAAGAAACAACTGGAAGAATTGACATCCAACCACTCCGAATTGGAGCAGAAGTACAACGATGCTTTGAATTCTATCGAAGAGTTTAAGACCGCAGAAGAATCCCGAAAGGCAGAAGAGGCTAAAAAGTTGAAATCAGCTTTAGTCAACAATGTCATCAAGAAGGAAGTCTTATTCGGTAAACTCGAAGAAGAATCAAAGGATGCCCGTACTGAAGAACTATTCGGTTGGGAAGATAATAAACTAACAGGCCT